AAATTACTACGTAAATTAGTATCCATATTTATAGGTATATATATAGCGTTAGGTGCTAATCTTTGACAGTATATATTTATTATTTCACTTGTATATAATTGTCTAGAATTCTCATTTATAAATATTTCTATATTTTCTATATTTTCTATATTTGCATTTTGATTCATTTGTAAAATATAACCATTTATTAAACCACTATTATCTATATTAAAGCGTTTGTGTGCGGTAGTAGATTGTAAGTTTGTAGTATAGACTTCACGGCATTTATATTCATGGCTATTAGAAGCTAATGTTCGTCGTTCATCTGTACCTATATACAATTCTTTTGAAATTATTCTAGCATCATTTATAGGAATATGTGATACAATATGTCTAACTGCAATTCTAACTTGATGATATGCTAAAAAGATTATTGGTAAACCACGATTAATATTATTAAAAAAAAACTCATAATTTATAGGTATTTTCAATATATTCCTAGATATTATTGAAGATGGTTCTAAGTATTCTAGAATTTGTAACGGATATTTTTTTTCTTGCCAACCAATTGATATTATTAATTCATAATTACTTATTATATTTTCACGTGTATTTTCTGGTGGTTGTATATTCAAATCTACTAACAAATAGTCCGGCAATACTAAATCACTTCTTCTAGGTAATGAAAGTTCATGCGGTGGTAAAATATCAATAGATACATTATATGCATACGTGTTTGCGTTTGTCTCTTGTAATATTGGTGTAGGTGCCGTAGCATAACGATATAATGTTGAATTAGGATCAAAAGTAACTAGTTGCATTAACGCACCAGACATTTTCAAATATATAGATAGTTACATCTAGCAATGCTAGATAATAAGTTTTTATATGTTAAAAAAATATAAAATTAAGTTAATTAAAGGATATTGCATGTGTTTGTTTTGTTTTGTCTATCTGGTATTGATTTTAGTGAATATGGTGGTGGTAGTGGATCATCTACTATTGTATCAATTGTTGGAATAATTACATTATATTTTTATATTTTTGTCCAAATAAATTCAATTTTTGTCTTTGACAAATGTTTAATTAATAATGGACCAAATACATTAAATTTTCAAGTAATTTTAACAATAAAAGGGAGGAGTTCGGGGAACCGTAGGTTCTCTGAGTAGGTTCTCTGACCTGACTAATACACGTTTATAGGTTGTAGTGTACCGCTGGTATCAGGATCACGTGTTACTATACGGAATAGTAATTGGGTTTGTAGATCAACATCAATCATGCGCCCCCAATTACTAACATTTGCAAGATCCAATGTACTAGCATCATAATAAGTACCGGCTTGAATAGTTTGATTAGTACTATTCATTGTACCTGGTGGTGCAATGTATATATTATTTATGTATCCACGATTGTTGGTATTGGCAGCACCATTGGTTTCAACATCAAGATTAAGAATAACGTGACCTTCCGGTTGATTAATAAATGATGTAAATTTAGAATCATTAAGACCGGTGCTAGTTGTTTTAAATACAAAATTATTAATAATTATCCGATCACCAACACGGAATAAACGGTTTGAAAAGTAAGTAGACGTAGTAATTTTCACATAACCATATGAACCTTGTGTGCTAAATGGCCAAGCAAATGTAGGTAATAATTCAGTACCTGTAACTGCACCAATATTACCTGTATATTGAATTTGAGTTATATCTAGAACATCTTTTTGTGTATTTACATTATTTCCACGGGGATCAGTAATATCAATACTCATACGATTTAGACTAGCTAACGGATTATTATAATATTTCTTCTTTTCAAAATAGGCAGGGTTATATTTCATAAAACCACGTAAATATTCACCTGCAAACCCCTGACGTGGGGTTGATTGTACAATACTATTAAAACCAGTGTAACCTGAAATATAATCACTAGAAAGTGTATTGGTATAGAAAACCTTATCGAATATCATAGTAGAAAATGCCTTATCAACCCAATTATTAGTTCCCTTAAATACATTATCCAATTCTTCTATACGTAATAGCAAATAAGGATAACGTGATAGACCCATATAAATACGTGTGTCAAACGGTTCAATAAATGCATCCATAGGTAATACTGCACTTACTAACTCAACACTAATTACATTACGATATAGTTGGGAAACTGTAGCACTACCGGTATAATCCTGATTTTGATTAAATTTAACTTGAAAATTATAACGATCCTCATTTAGATTGCGAACCCAATCACGATCAACCGAATTTATATTAATATAATGTACTTTTTCAATATATTTAGGTTGTACATCACGTTGTAACTTAACTATGTTCCCCTGATTCTCTTCTACCATTTCGGGTTCAATTGTTTGTACATTATTATCATTCACAATACGTTCTTCCATACGTTCAATATATTTTTCAGACCATTTATTACCTTGATTAAATAATTGCATAGGATCAACCATTGTTTGATCGATTTTAGTAATGGCGTCAGTATTATTACGGGATAGCATAGCATTTTCGGATGCAGATATTTTTTGTTGGTCTAGAAGAGGATGTGTTTTTAGGGCAGTAATATTTTCCCGTTTTTCAATATTCATGTAATCTTGTGCTTGTTTATTACGTTGACGGGTATAATCTTCTAGCATTGACATGGGATTTACACCATCCATTTTCTGTAAATTTTCAATATTTTGATACAAAGGAATATCTTGAGTATCACTCCCTATTAACGAATCAGTAATATCATCACTTAGATTGAACGGTTTAATAGTAAAATCTATATTTTCGGATGTACTTCGCGCATCTGGTCTCGCAGTCGCGTCAATTTGTAATGTAGCCTTATTTGCAGGTGGGGTAATCTTATCACCGATTCTCTGGAATTGATTAGCATGGGTTGATGTAATAGGTGGTGATACTACTTGATTTTGCGTTAACATAGGTTGTGGTACATAAGATAATGGGTTACCATCACCTCGAATTCCAGCACCTGTTCCAAGAGTTTGTCGGTTATTTATCATTTCTTGCATTTTATTAGAAAGATCTTCATTTTCTTTAATCATAGTAAAACCGGGACCAGTCTGGACTCGATCACCACCAACACGTGTATTATTACCATCACCAACATTTTTCTGGAATATTTTATTGTGAAAATATGAAACAGATTTATCGACTAGAATACTATTACATTTCATGAGATTACGTTCATTTTGGGGTACTTTATCATAAACCATTTTTGCCATTTTATTGAATGTGACTTTGTAATTAGTGTTATTGGTTATGTTTTTATTGGTTCGGCGTAGTATTTCATCGGCTACTTGTGAGTATGCATTATCTAGGTTATTTTGTGAATAATATAGATTATCAATAGTACCTTGTGTCATAGACATTTTCTATTATTACATAAGTTTATATTTTTTTATTTTATACCTGCTAGACTTATGATAGTTTTCCAATCTATAATAACAGAAAAAAACAAAAATTCATATAAAAATTGAAAATATATTTCTATCTAGCTAAATACAAAACACAAACACAAACACAAACACAAACACAAACACTCAAATCCAATTATGGATAACTCACGTTATAAGCCTTATATCCGTTGTGTTCCTTATGGAATTTGTATTTTCTGTTGCCAAAGTCCCGATCAAATTGAAACACTTGGTGTTAGTTATTGTAAATATTGCAAGGACCATGGTATTATTGATCATCCTTCAAAGTTCTATCCGAAGTGTAATACATGCCGACGTTGGCATGACACTAGTATCAATATCAAACTTTAGCAAAGAATTCCTTACGTTTGGCATTCATTTTATCGTCTGATACTATTTTTTTTATTATATTTTCAAATCGGTGTCCTTCTAGAAGAGATGTTAAAAAATAAATGCAATAGACACCACATTCTGAATTTTTATATTGGTGACGAACATCGTTAATTTTCAATGTAATAGTTTTACCCATTCCATGAGATTGATCTTTCAAACGATTCATAAGTGTTACAACTTCAGGATTGGGGTTAATACCATAAGAATCCCAATAACAACAATGACCATCATCATAACAAAAATACATAGCAACCCAATGTGAACCCGTTTGATTATGTTTATCTAGATTGAAAACAACACCAATTTTGCGTTTACCTTTATCTAACTGTTCTTTTAAATTAATCTTACATAATTCATTTACAACACATTGTCCGAAACCAATATTTGTATCAAAATCCATAGGTACAGGTCCGATAAATTCGAAAT